GGAGTATATATGGGATTTTTTTTCAGAAGAATTCTTTGTATATTGACCGCATTTGCACTATATCCTGCTTCGACTATTTCTTCAGGAAGCATTGATGTGAAAGACACTTCAAATTCTAAGTGGATTACAATAATTGCGGAACCAATAGGCACGTATGATTCATTTGATGAGATAAATAAACAATTATCGTGCTTACAAAAGAATATTTATTTTGAAGCGGCAGTTGAATCGACTGCAGGCAAATTGGCTGTGGCACATGTCACCTATAATAGAGTTAAAAATAAAAAATTTCCGAGTACATTTTGTGATGTAATTTATGAAGGGAGACACTATTCATCAGGGTTTCCTAAAAGAGACCAATGCCAATTTTCTTGGTATTGTGATGGAAAACATGATAGACCTTATCCTGGACCAACTTGGAAACAAACTCAAGAAATTGCAGAGTGGTTTTTTATACATAAAGACAATTTAAGAGATATTACTGATGGAGCATTATATTATCATGCAGATTATATTAATCCTCCAAGATGGACTAAGAATATAACAAAAACGGTACAAATAGATACACATATGTTTTATACAACATTGTAATATCGGAGTGATATGAAAAAAGGTGATGTGGATATTCCTCAGCATAAGCCTGGGAATATGGCTGAAAATTCTATGGGAGGTACAGAACTTCTTACCATGGAACTATTTAAACGGCTTCCTGATGAATATAAAGAGTATTTTCAATTTGTAGTATCAAGAGTATATGAATTAGAAGATAAGCCTAGATTGTATTGGGTTCATGATTTAGCATTGGACCCAATTCATAGTTTTTTAACTGAATCTGATGGGATTTCTAAGTTTAAAAAACTTGTATTTGTTAGTCATTGGCAACAACAACAATTTAATACGCTTCTCAAAATACCTTATTCTAAAGGTGTGGTCATTAAAAATGCAATTGACCCAATCTCACGGCCAAATTCCCATCAGTATAGGTCTGAAGGTCCTCTACAATTGATATATTGTTCTACACCTCAGCGAGGTCTTGATGTATTGCTTGGAGCTTTGGACATGATTGATAGAGATGATTGGCATTTACATGTGTATTCAAGTTATGACCTTTATGGTTGGAAAGATAATGATAAGCCATTTGAATCGTTATTCAATACGATTGAAAACCATCCCAATATGACTAATAATGGAGCAGTTCCTTATGAAGAGTTACGAGAAGCATGGAAAAAGATGCATATATTGGCGTATCCATCAACGTGGCAGGAAACATCGTGCAGAGTAGCAATGGAAGCAATGTCTGCTCACTGTGCAGTAGTATCATCTAATTGGGGCGCATTACCGGAGACTTGTGGTGAATATGGTTATATGTACACATATACAGAAAATAAATTGGACCATGTAGAGAGGTTTGCAGATATGCTTGAAGATGTAATGGATGATTATTGGTCTGAAAAAACGCAGAAAACACTTGACACTGCACAAGAATATGTGTATGATCATTATAGTTGGTCTAAACGCATAATGCAATGGACTAGTGTTCTTGATAATCTAAAATATGAAATTGAACATGAAAAGTATAACGACTAAAACGAAGAGAAAACGAGGTCGACCTAGAACAGTTGTTGAACGAAGCCCGTTAAAGACAAAACGCACTAATAAAATTACGGAAGAACGTCGTGAGGCTTTACGAGACCGTATGGTTGAAATGCGTAAGAAGCGTAAACCTGCTGAGTATAAAAATATTCATCCTTCAGTTCTTGCAAAACCTGAAACTGATAAGTTATCTCATAAGAATGTTAAATTATGGATTAAGGAAGCGAAAGAGGCGGCATCGGCTCATGCAAAAAATGCTCGTAGTCGCACTATACCTCCTCAACAACAATCACATGAATTAGCATTATCAGAATCTAAAAAGGCATATGTGAGACAGATGGAACATTATTTAAAACGAGGCGATTGGATTTCTGATTTTATGGGACGACAAGAGAATGAACGGACTCAATGGAGGTGTGTAGCAATGGCATATTATCCTGATGGTACACCAAAACGTACTGTAGGCATTTGGTATTCTGATATTGGTATGAAATGGGAAAAAGGTATGGAAGAAGGTTCTTTTAATACTGTTGAACAGAGGTTTGACCCTACTATTTCAATAACTGATACTATTTTTAGGGAAAATGAACATAAACTAGCATTATGATTTTAGTTGACTACAGCCAGATTGCTATTGCTAATATTATGCAATCTGTAAAACAAGGTGTAAATGAAGATATGGTTCGCCATATGATTTTGAATACATTGCGAATATATCGTAATAAATTTCATGATGACTATGGTGAACTTGTATTATGTTGTGATTACTCAAATAATTGGCGTAAAAAAATATTTGAGCATTATAAAGCGCCTAGAAGGGCACAACGTAAAAAATCAGATTTTGATTGGAACCATCTTTATTCAATACTAAATAATATTAGACAAGAGTTACAAGAAACCTTCCCTTATAAAATAGTTTACCTTGACCGTGCGGAGGCAGATGATGTTATTGCAACACTTGTTATGAACCGTGAAGAACGACTGAACGGTGTAGTGATGGAACATGAACCTATATTGATATTGTCTAGTGACAAAGATTTTATTCAATTACAACGATTTGAAAATGTAAAGCAATATTCACCACTCAAGAAAAAATTTCTTAATACAGATAATCCAAAAACTTTTTTATATGAACATATTCTTAAAGGCGATACTAGCGATGGTATTCCTAATGTTCTGTCTGCTGATGATACATTTGTTGTAGCTGAGAAACGGCAAAAACCATTGTCAAAGAAAAAATTGGCTGTATGGTGTGAATTAGAACCAGAGCATTTTTGTGAAGGTGAGATGCTACGTAATTATCAACGTAACGAAATGTTGATTGATTTGGCTCATATACCGTTAGACTTACAAAAACAGATTATGAACATGTATTATGAACAACCAAAAAAGGGTCGTTCAAAACTTTTTAATTATTTTGTTAAACATAAACTCAAACATCTTATGGAAAACATAAGTGAATTCTAGGAACAAAAATGCCAGCGAAACTGACCTCCGCAATTTTGAAACAAGCTAATGATATTGAAAATAAAGATGAACGTGTAACTTGGTTACGAGAAAATGCAACTTATGCGGTTCGTGGTCTGATCAATTTCAATTATCATAAAATCAAATTTCTTTTACCTGAAGGAGAACCTGATTTGGAAGGTTTGGAAATTCGAAAGGAGGCGGAAGATTTTGTGCTTGGTACAGAATTTTCTCATCTTAATCATGAAATGAGAAAGATGTATCTATTTCATGAAGGAGGACATCCAACATTACAACAACATAAAAGAGAATCATTATGGGTTAATTTGATAACTGGTCTTCATGCCGAAGAACGAGATGATGTTTCCCATATGAAAGATAAAAAACTTCAAGAGAAATATCCTAATATAACTCAGGAAGTTGGGCATTTAGCATTTCCTGATTTGGTAGAGGAGCCAACCCCTCTCAAGGAGTTACTTCGGGACGATAAAGGACGATTTATTCAAAAAACTAAACCTAAGAAGAAAAGGAAACCAAAGTGAATGTAATAATGTTTTGCGCTGGCCTACATCCAGAGTTACGTCCTTTTACGGATTACAATCCAAAATGTCTACTCCCTATAAATAAAAAATCTATTCTAGACCATAATTTAAATTTTTTAGAACGGTATAATTTTAAAAGTGTTATAGTTGTGCAAAGTTTTTGTGCTCCTCAAATGGTACTTGCGTTACAAAAATATACTGGTATAGTAAATGTTAAACAAATTACAGAAAGAACTATATTAGGAACTGCAAGGAGTATAGTTAATTATACGTTAGGCATAGACGAAGATGTAATAATTATGAATGGTGATAATATTTATGATTTTGATTTGAGAGAACTGTATGATTTTCATCTAAAAAGCCGAAATTCCTGCACACTGGGTATACATGATGTTACAAAAGGCGAAAGCCGTAAATCTGTAATTAAATTGACTGGACATGGTATGATAGATAAGTATATAACACGTCCTAATTTTAAATTTAAAATACCAACAACTGTAAATGCTGAAATTTGTGTAATGAATCCGAAATTTCGGGAAAAAATTGATGTCAGAAAAGATTATGATTTTTGGACTCAGACATTGAAACGTAATTCGGATGATATTTGCCCATTTCGCATTAATGGTGTGACTAGTATTGACTCTGCGGATGAGTATGCTAGAATACACAATACATATAATTCAATTGACCATTTTTTTGCTGGTCGGGAAAGATATTAATGCCAACATATGTTTATAAGTGCGAAAATTGTGAAATTTTATTTGAAGAAACATTTGTAGAATATGAAAATAGAGATGCTCCTACAGAATACCCTTGTCAATCTCCTGCTTGTGGTGGTAAAATAAATAGAATTCCGGCTATGCCTCTATTTGCTTATGATAATGTTGGACCAAATAAAAAACCTGACAATGCATTTAATGATAAATTAAAGGAGATTAAACGGTCTCATCTTGGGAGTAACATAAATGTCATCGAATAGATTTATACATGAGAATACACTTGGAGATATTGAACTTACTACAATATATGAGAATGGTAAACGTTTATATATAACTCCTACTAATGAAAAATATCCTTCCGTTACAACTGTTCTTTCCAATTATAAAAAAGAAGGTATAATACAATGGCGTAAACGGATTGGAGAAGAACAGGCTAATAAAATTTCCACACAAGCCTCTAGACGAGGCACCAAAGTTCACAAACTCTGTGAAAATTATTTAAATAATGAAGATGCCATATTTGAGAGTTATACACCTGATAATATAGTGATGTTTAAGAGCATACAACCTATATTAGATGAGCTTGAAGTTGTCTATGCTCAAGAACGTACATTATTTTCCCACCATTTAAAAACTGCAGGAAGAGTCGATTGTGTAGGTAAATTTCGTGGAAAACCACATATAATTGATTTTAAAACTTCAAATAAACCCAAAAAATGGGAATGGATTGACAATTATTTTATGCAAGGGGCGGCATATTCTGTTATGTGGGAAGAAATGACTGGTATTCCTATACCAAACCTTGCAATAATTATAGCAGTAGCTGATGATGTTCCTCAAGTGTTTATAGAAAATCGTGATAATTGGATTGAGAAATTCAAAGAGATTCGAAATAATTATGATAACAATTAACTTAGATACAATTATTCATGAAAAAAGATTTTGATTTTGCAATAAGTAGTTATTGTAATGCCGCATGTCCTTCCTGTAAAAGATATGAAAATTATTTCAATCCAATTGATTTACCCGAACCTCTACATCCAGGATTAAAACAAATTCATATGGATTTTGATGTGTTTAAATTTATAATTGAAAGAGATATTGATTTATTTAAAAACAGAACTGTGACATATGAGGGCGAATTGGGAGACCCTATGATTCATCCACATGTAAAATCTTTTATTGATTTTGGTACGGAAACTTTTAAATTGTTAAAAGTGGTTACTAATGGCGGCATTAGAACTTCAAAATTTTTTAATGATTTAGGAAATACTTATAAAAATTTGAAAATTATGTTTTCAATAGACGGTTTACATGATGACTTGAATGGATTATATAGAAGAAGAGTGAAGACTCAAAAAGCAATTGACAATATGATTGCATTTTCTAAAAGTAAATATGGACGTATTAATATATCTTGGCAATATCTTATTTTTGAACATAATTGGTTTGAAATACCAGAACTTTTAGATTTTGCAAAATTATATAATATACCTGTTGTTTTAAAAATAAATAC